ATTGTTTGCCGATACTTATGATCACCGAAGTTTCTCGCAACATGTCAACTCGTTGGCTATACTGGCTGGGATTGGGGCAGGGGGGGGGGCTACCTAAAATAGAGCTCTTTGCAAGACAGAGTATAGATGGCTGGGATTGCTGGGGAAATGAGGTATAAGAATTGTAGGAGGTGTAAAAGCCTCCTCTTTTTTTTATCTAAATTTACTTACCGTTTGTGATTAGGTTACTTATCAATCAAAACAGGAGGATCAAGGATGGTAAGACGGATTAAAAGAAAATGGAGAAGATTTTACAGAACTCATAGAGAGGGCTGTGAGCTGGTAGGAGATTTTGTTGGAGCTTTAAGTATTTTTGTATTCTTATTTGAGCTCTATATCATCGGAGTTATGTTAGGAGGTCACTAATGGGATTAAAGAGCTTAATAGCAGTAGCACAAGGAAAAAATGCAGAGAGCGTATCCTTTGAGGATAAGTTTCTTAAAAATTATGAGGAGGCTGTAAAGGCTAAGGAGCTGGAGGAGAGGCAGATAGCCCCATCTGAGTATATCCGCCCATCCTCTATGTATGGCTGTGAGCGTATGTTATTTTTCCAGAGAGTACATGGAGGCTCCCAGAACGGAGAGCAGAGTGAGGTAAATCTTATTGAGATATGCCAGAGCGGTACAGATAGGCACTTAGACATACAGCACATAGTAGAGCGTATGGAGGGTGTAGAGTGCTTAGATCTGGAGGAGATGGTAAAAGAGGCACAGGCTAAAGGCATTAAAACCGAGTTTGTAGGCTGGAATGAGGATCACACAGAGGGCAGGTGTAAAAATGATGAGCTCTCTATTTATTTCCAGCCAGACGGAGTTATTAGATTTAATGGTAAGGATGTGATCTTAGAGATTAAAACAGAGAGTACTTATCAATTTAGTAACAGGTATGAGCCTAAGGTGGATCATAAGTGGCAAGCTACTTGTTACGGTATGGGGTTGGGGATAGATTATATTCTTTTCTTTTATGAGGATAGAAATTTCTGTAAAAAGAAACCGTACCTCTGGAAAATAACCGATGAGATGAAACAGGCAGTACTTAACAAGATACGAACTGTAAACAATGCTTGTAAGACAGGGATCCCTCCAGAGAAAGATGATAGCAAGTGTACTTACTGTAGATATAAAAATGAGTGTGCTTTAGTGGATGCTGGTAAGTGGGTACATCCTAACCCTCCAGAAAAGCCTCAGACAGCCCAGAAAGATACAAACAGAAAAAAAGCTAATAAGTCTACAGGCAAAAAGAAAAAAGCCTCTACAGGGCAAAATACAGCGTTGAGAGCGGTATGTGGTAACTGTGAGCATTGTGGTAGAGAGCTAGGAGCTTACTACTGTGGCATTGATAGAGAGGGATCTATGTATGTAGATCGCAGAAAGAAATGTAAGTTTACTCCTAGCAGGTTTAAGGGGGTACAGGATGGCAAGTAATAACATCGGTAAAACCTTTGAGCAGGAGTTTAAGGAGTGTGTACCTCCAGATTATTACCTGTACCGCCTAAAAGACGATACAAGCGGATTTTATGGAGTATCTAATCCATGTGATTATATCCTTTTCAGATCTCCTTATTTCTTTCTGGTAGAGCTTAAAACTCATAAGGGAAAGAGCCTACCGATAGCTAAGATCAGACCTAACCAGATACAGGGAATGGAGAAAGCTACTCATTATGAGGGAGTGTACGGAGGCTTTTTAATCAATTTTAGAGAGCTGGAGGAAACATATTACATAACCGTACAGGATGTGATCCAGTTTACTCAGACAGAGGAGAGAAAGAGTATACCTGTAGAGTGGTGTAGGGATCACGGAGTAAAGATAGAGCAGAAAAAGAAAAGAGTGAGATACAGCTACGATCTGGAGAGCTGGTTAAGGAGGTACTATGGAAAATCCGTGTAGTAATTGTGATAGTACATCAATGGAGATGTGTTTACTTATTAGACATTGTGAGCACTTTGTAACAAAGAAATCTAAAGAGGAGAGCAGGTGTAAAGAGTATGTAGGAGTTACCTGTGTAAATGGTGGATGCCCTAACGCTATGGCGGATGAGTACCCAGAGTATGGTTATGAACATTGTACCTGTGAGGAGTGTGGATATTATAAGGGCTGTGAGGATTGTGCCTTAGCAGGTACAGAGCATTGTAATAAGGCTCCTACAGGAGGAGGTAAAGATGGTACAGAGCGATAAATTAAAGAAAATCATAGCAGAGGTAAAAGAGGAGAGCTCCCCTGTAATAACTCTCTCAAATGAGTTAATAGCAGATTTTAGTAAGGAGCTTGATAGTGCTATCTCAGAGCTGGATATGATTATGGAAAGCATAGGAGAAAACTCTATAGAGGATATACCAGATAGCCAGATAGAGTACTACTGTGTTAAGATCCCAGCTCTTATGTATTATGCAGGGCAGAGAGTAGAGGAGCTGGGTATGCAGGTGGATCTAGCCTCTAATGCTAAGAAAAGTGCTCAAAATGAGGCGATGGTAAAGGTATCTGGTACTGTGCAGGAAAAGAAAGCCAGAGTAGAACAGCTCACGGAGGATAAAGCCTTAGTAGAGGCTATTTACCGCAGAGCTTACAACAGCCTCAAAGTTAAGTTAGAGATGGCTGAGAAGATCTACAGCGGATTAAAGAAATCCCTCTCAAAGAGGATAGCAGAGGTAGATCTGGATAGATTTAGCAAGGATAAATATACCAGAGATCCAGAGGATCCTATGGAGGATTAAGCCTATGGAGCGATGGGCTTATGAGTACTTTAGGAGGCAAGCCATAGAGGATAGATGTAAGCAGGAGGCACAGTGGCTAATAGATAATCCTAAGGACAGTATCCGTAAAATGGCTAAAGAGTTTTGTATAAGTAAGAGCCAGCTACATAGAGATCTCCATGAGCTCAGAAATATAGATGATGATCTCTATGTACAGTGTAGAAATATTTTAAGGAGGCATAAAAGGCGATGTTTATAAGAGTTGAGGATCAGAGCGGAAACCTTACTATCTGGCTTAATGTGAACCAGATAGCAAAGCTGGAGGAGAGCAGGAGCTCAGAGGAGTTAATGGGATACAGTGTAACTACTGTGGATAATAAGGAGTATTACTCCCCAGATGTTAAGGCTATACAGGCTTTATTGATGCCAGTAGTTGTACTGGAGCCAGAAAGAGGTATTGTAGAGGAGCTTAAAAAGCTGGATATGATGAGAGATGTTATGGCGAGGTGTTAGGTATGGAGGAAAAGTTATATAAGTTTTTAGCATATCTGGAGGAGAACGGAGTAGAGATCTCTGGAGAAACAGCTTTTAAGTGTGATGATGGGATTGTACTTTTTAACCCTAATGAGGGAGGCGGAGTAGATATAGCCATTATCAGAAATGTAATTGAGTTAAATTACAACTTAGGTATCACGGATGCAGATGTAAACCTTTTTAATACTGAGGTGGGCATTATGCAGGAGTTAGGAGGATCTGAGGATGGAGAATAATAAGCCAGTATTTTATATGTTAGTGGGATTGCCAGCCAGCGGTAAAAGCTCTGAGAGTGATAGGCTGGGAGATGTAATTGTTAGATCCTCCGATTATCTCAGAGATAAGCTCTGTGGAGATATAAACGATATGAAAAATAATGGTGCTGTGTTTACCATTTTACAGAGTTTGGTTAGAGCGGATCTATATCATGGTAAGGATGTTGTATATGATGCTACAAACTTAAAAGCGAGTTATAGAGTGGAGTTTTTGGATACTCTTAGGTTATTAAGCTGTAAAAAGGTTTGTGTATTTGTAGATACTCCTTTTGGGGTTTGTGTTAAGCGTAACGAGGAAAGGGAGCGTACAGTGCCTAAGGAGGCTATGGAAAGGATGAAAAGATTTTTAGAGCCTCCCACTTTTGTTGAGGGCTGGGATGAGATACGAGTAGTTAAAAATTGGGATGAAAAGGAGAACAGCGATGGCGGAGATAGATAACCTCATAGCGGAGGTAAATAAAAAATACAAAACGGATATAATCCGTAAAGCATCGGATCTTAAGGGTATAGAGTTTATCCCTTATACCTCCCCTATGATGAATTACTTAACCAGAGGAGGAGTACCTGTAGGGAGGATCATAGAGCTGGTAGGATTACCTCAGAGTGGTAAAACTACTACAGCTCTGGATATTATCTCTAATTTTCAAAAGAAATACAAAGATAAGTACTGTGTATATCTGGATGCAGAAAACACGATAGATAAGGAGTGGGGAGAAACTCTGGGGGTAGATTGGAGTAAGGTAATCCTCATCCAGCCAGAGAGTGAGTATGGAGAGGAGCTCTTAGATATGCTCTTAGACTACATAAGATCTGGTAAGGTAGGTTTAGCAGTATTAGATAGTGCTCCGTTTATCATCCCTAAGGCGGTACAGGAAAAGGGCTTAGATGAGAAAAGCTATGGCGGTAACAGTGCTCTTATGAAAGCCTTTTGTGATAAGGCGGTACCGCTCTGTAAGAAAACTGAGTGTACTTTTCTTATGATTAACCAGCTCAGAGAAAACATAGGAAATCCGTACAAGCCTTTTAAGATCCCATGCGGTACAGCTATAGCTCATGCGTGCTCACAGATCCTATGGTTTACAAAGGGATCCTTACTGGATGAGAAGTATAAAGAGGTAAGTAGCGGATACGCTAACCCTAGCGGTAATCTGGTAAGCGTGAAAGTAGAGAAAAATAAGGTTACTAAAAATGATCGTAGGCTCCAGACTTACACACTTAACTACAGTACAGGAGTGGATGAGATTAAGGATACCTTAGATCTGGCTATTATGCTGGGGATCATCTCACAGGCTGGAGCATGGTATAAGGCTACTCTTAAAGACGGTAAAGAGCAGAAAATGCAAGGCTTTAATGGAGTGCAGGAGTTTTATTATACTGATCTGGAGGAGTTAGAATATCTTAGAAAACAGGTATATGAGGCAGGGATGGTATGAGAGAAGTAGAGGAAACCTTAGCACATAACCTTAGAGAGGTAAGAGAGAAAAAGGGATACACTCTAAAAGATGTGGTAAAAGGTACAGGATATACGGAGGTAAGTATAAGCAGGTGGGAAACAGGTACACGGATCCCTAAGGCTACAGTACTTTACGATCTGGCTAAATTCTACGGAGTATCTGTAGATAGATTTTTCTGGAAATAAGAGCAGGAGGAGGCAGTAAAAAGCCTCATCTATTATTTTATACAGGGGTTATATAAAAAGTGCTTGACATTATTATATAGGGGGTATATATTATAAGTGAGGTAAGGAACTAGATACAAACTGAAAGAGAGGTAAACAATATGAGATATAAAGAGGATAACGATAACAGATACAGAGTAAACTTTATGAGAGCTACAGAGGAGCTCATGGATGCCCTCACAGTTGAGAGCTTTATCTCTTACTTAGAAGAAAATGCAGAGTTTGAGGATTATACAGTAGAGTACATTGACGGTAAATGTGTTAAGTGTAGAGCTTATGATCTTACAGAGGAAAACAGTAAGCTCCATAAGGAGTTTTTAGTAACAGAGGATGGCAGAGTATTTTACTGGAGAACCTTATTAGATAAGATCGAGTTAGTAGATGATGAGATCCCAGAGGGAATGGTAGAGGGATTACAGGAGGGAGATACATACAGACATTTTAATGCTATCTGGGTAGTAGATAAGATTTATACGGTAGATGATCCTACACTCTGGTATAAGCTCAGAATTAAGAGCCATGTAATAAAGAAAAGCCCTATGTATAAGGGGATCGGTACTATGGATTGTGCATATAGCAGGGGAGCCTAAAGGCTCCCAGACAGGAGGTAATGTTATGAGTAATAACAATATGGTTTATATCAGAACTGATAAAAACGGTACAAAGATTTACCATGATTATACTTGCCCTAGATGTGGAGGAGCTGGCGGAGCGGATCAGTGGATTTATACAGGGTGGACTTGTTACGAGTGTGGAGGCACTGGTAGAGTTAGTAAGCCTCAGATCATTAAAGAGTATACTCCAGAGTACAGAGCTAAGCTGGATGAGAGAGCCAGAAAGAGGGCAGAGGTTAAGAGGGCTAAACAGGTAGAGGAGTTTAATAATAATCGCTTAGCAATAGCTGAGAAATACGGATTTAATCCAGAGGGTAAGATCTATGTAGTGTTAGGTAATACCTATGAGATCCATGAGGAGCTTAAAGAGGCAGGAGCAAAGTATAGAGGAGGGATTAACTGGTATTTCTTAGAGAAACAGGATAAATACTCTACAATAGAGCTTAGCTATGAGGAGTGCCTTAATATCTATCCAGAATACGGTACAATGAGCTGGAAAGACCTTACAGAGGTACAAGCAGTACTTAATAGTAAGATACCCACAGAGGAGGATCCTAGCCAGTATGTGGGGCAGGTAGGAGATAGGCTGGATCTGGTAGTAATATTTAAGAAAAGATCTACTTATGATATTCCTAGTTATGCAGGATGGGGTACAGATACGGTAGGTATCAATGTATTTAGAGATGATGCTGGTAATTGTTTTATCTGGAAAAGCACCTCAGCATTTTTTAACATAGCGGAGGGATCAAAGGTAAGATTGAGAGGAACCGTAAAGGAGCACAGCGATTATAAAGGTACTAAGCAGACTATATTACAGAGATGTAAAGTGGATGCAGTAAAACTATAAAAACAGGGGGAGGAGTTAATTACTCCTCCATAAGGAGGGCTAAGAGATGAGTATACACGGAGTAAACGCTAGACAGCTCCAGATAATAAGTATCCTTAAGGAGGCTAAGTGTACAAACACAGCGGAGCTACAAGAGGAGTTAGGAGTATCTAGGAGAACACTTAGAACGGATATAGCTTATCTTAAGAGAGTGTATCCAGATAAGTTAATAACCCACAGAGGCAGATATACAGGCGGTTTAGAGTGGGTAGAGTAGGAGGAGCGTATGGATCTGATAGAAAGAGTAGAAAGCTATAAGGTAATGTTTAAGGGGTGTAAAGCTCTGGAGCCTGTTAGTATGGCTCTGGCAAAGGGTTATAAATCCGCTACACCTCTCCAGAGATTAGAGATAATCAGAGAGTTAGATACAGAGCTGGCGGAGGTATATAGTGTAGAGATCCCTGTTATTACAGCGTGGGTAAGGGATGATAACTATGTACACTCTACAAAGGAGATTTTCTTAGGGGAGCCCTCCTTAGAGGGGTTTCTCCATCAATTTAGGCACCACTTACAAAATAAGGCAAGGGAGCCACAGTATAAGTATTTACTGGTAGAGAATGATCCTAAGGCGGATTATAGGATCCCTTATAAGGATTGTATGTATCGGATGTATGGGGAGGATGATGCCAGAGCGTGGGCTAGGATGGTTATTGAGTTAGCCTCATAAATGAGTTATAATATAACCACTATATAAAAAGGTAGGTGGTTACATGATAAAGAGATTGAGCGTAATAATAGCTTTAGGTATTGCACTATCCTTATCAGCCTGTGGAAATACAGATAAGGCGGTAAATGAGCCCACAGAGGCGGAGAAAGTAACGGAGGCTTTAGAAAGTACTCCAGAGATAACAGAGGAGCCAGAAACA